CCACCTACGAAAAATGTCATGTCCTTTTTGTTCAAAGTTTAGTAATCGTAAAACAGTATCAAACTCCTCTACGATTCTATCTTTGATTCTTTTAGGCATCATCAATCGTTCTAATTCAATAGCAACGGCTTGATCTCTTTCGTTTGCGACTATGCCTTCATTAATAATATCTTCAATCGCACTATCGCACTCTGGTTGTTGTGCAATGTCACGATATCTACGAATTAAATCTTGCTCAGTTCTTTCACGACCATCTTGATCTAACAGTTGTCCGTAAAAACCACCAGCAACTGCTTCCAAAGTTCCATCTTCTGAACTAGGTTCAGTAAACTTTTCTTTGGAAGCAGAATCCTTTATTCTTTCAAACTTAAATCCAAACAATTCAGCCATTATATCTCCTACTGTTACAGACTATTTAGTAGGTTAGAAATTAACGCCTGATGCCTCAACGTGCTGGTATTTCCAAGTCACATCAAAGGTTTCAATTGCATCTTGGTTTTCATTCGACAATGCAATCTCACCTATCGTTGTTGGAAAACAGTTTCTTAAAAGATAAGTTTTAAGAATAGTATCATCTCTATCTAACTGTTCTACAATCAAGTCTGCTTGATAATCTGCTGGATTTGAAGTACCAGTGTTTTCTGCAAAGTCATTAATACCATTACTCCATCTTTCCATCGCAGTCTTAATCATAAAGTCTGTATCATTGTAAAATGTTGTAGTCCAATCAGCAGGAGCAGGTCTATCGCCTGGATAGTGAATAACCCTACCTCTGAATGGCACTTCAAAGAAGTTCATTTCTATTGCTGGTATTGCAGCAGCAGTTACAAGAAATGAAGTTCTACGAACATCTAGTCCTATTGCAATGCCAGGAGGAGGAGTTATAGTTATTCTAAATTGGTTGGCTCTTGCACCACCACCAAGTAGATTTGCCTTGAAATCATCTATGTTTCCCATGATTAACCTCCTACCTCTGTAAAGCTTACCCCAGTTCTAACTGCGATAAAGTTTAGAGTTATAAAGTTGATAGAACGATTTGGTTTAATAAAGATATCTGCAACAAACTCATTTCTATCAATGACCTCACCAGTATTATTAGAAGCATCAGCCTTAACACTAAAGTCTGTAATACCTCGTCTACCTTGAATGTCTCTCAAGAAAGGTTCTACCAAGTTTCTAAATTGTGCTCTTGTGAACTCATCGTTAAACTCAAAGAGTTGGAACTTAGCAGCAGTTGCAATTGCTTTCTCAAGAAGTAAGAATAGTCGTCTTACGTTAATTCTATCAAATGCACTTGGTTTTGTCAGTGCAGTTTTATCTCCAAACAGAACCACACCTTGGCCTGGGAAGTTGACAACTGGATTTACTCTCGCACGATACAGTCTGTCTCTTTCTGCTTTCGTAGGATTGTAAGAAAGTTTTACTGCACCTCTTACGTTACCTCTGTTGAAACCAGCAGGGGAGAAGAAACTATCTGCGATTTGGTCTGTGAAAGCACAGAGTCCAGCAGTGTCTCCGTTTAATGGTACAAATCTGAATACGTCATTGTACTTGTCGAACATATACTTATATCCACTGTCAAACACCATGTAAGAAGATGATGGACACAAGTCAAATGCATCAATCACATTATTTGTTGCAGTGTTAGATGAGGATACACCAACTGTTGCAGATCTAAAGGGTGATGCGAAAGCAACGCAATCTCTTCTCTTTTCTACAAGTGCAGTTAACATTGTCACATGAGTGTCTTGAGATGAAGAGGTATCACCAGCTCCACCACCACGACCACCAAGAACAAGGTTGATGTCCAGTGATTCTGTATCTTCAAATCTGTCATATGCACTTTCATACTCACCAGCAGTTAATGCATAGTCATCAGTTCCACCAGCAAGTTCTGTTTTTGTTGGTGCAGAGATAACTGAATAACCAGATGTTCCATCTTCAAGTGTGATGTTACCATCTGCATCTGTGCCACCACTATCTGATGCGTTCAAGACAATATTATCTCCAGCATCAGTTGAAGAACCATCTGTTCCATCTAGAATGATAGAACCAGTTGAACCACTAATGTCTTCACCAAAGTTTGCACCACCAGTGTTGTGATCCATCCAGTAAACAAATTGTGATGACTTGAAAATTCTGTCTGCATAATAAATGCTGTCACCCTGTGGTGATTTTGCATTTGGGTTGACAGATAGATTTCCAAAGGTTTCTAAAACACCATTCGTTCTGTTACCATTTGCATCCACAGAGAAACCAGAAAATTCACCTTCAGTATCATAAACTACAATATGTATTTCGTCATTGTTTCCTCTGACATTCTGTGTTGCATAATCAGATGTGCCTGGAGCTCCATCAAACAAGTCATAAAATCTCCATCTTCTACGAATGTTTGTTCCAGATGCAATTTGACTTTGTAATCCAGCACCATTTGGATCGTCTTTTAGTTTTATTGTAATTGTATTGCTTGTTGTGTTTCTTGCAGTTGTCTCGTATTCAAATGTTTCACCAAAGTTTACGATGTCTCCAACATTAATTACACTTGCATCTGTTACTGATATAACAGTTTGTCCTAATGCCTCTGTTCCAGAGGTTGTAGTTACAGCAGTCTGTTCGTATGCAGTTGCACTTGAACAAATAGAAACACCTAGTCCGTTTCCATGTATTCCAGCAGTTCTCGCAGCCCACTCACCAACAGAACCTTGACCATCCTCAAAACTTGTCTGATAATGGTCATCATCTCTAACGAGTAATCCAGTTCCGTTTGCTGTTGCGTTTAATACTCCAGACTCCGCACGAACAACTTTTAGGTTGTCTGCATATTGTAAGAAGTTGGCGGCAGTGAAAAATGTCTCAAACTGATTACCTGTGCTCTGTGGTTTACCAAAAATTTGAACTAATTCTTCTTCTGATGTAATGGTTACGACTGAACTCACTGGGCCTTTTTGAAAAGCACCAGCAATTGCACCAATAGAAGTTGCTACGGCAGGAACGACATTTGTTAAATCTACTTCTCTGACGTTAACGCCAGGTGATACTAAAAATGACATGATTTTTGCTCCTTAATTCTAGAGTAAACTCTTATTTCCCTCTTATTTATAAAAATGGAGTTTCTAAAAACATTGATTTATATGTGTCAAAACATATAAATAGTGTCATGGAAACTCATTATCAAAAGTATAAGGAAACTATTAAAAGGGTAGCTCGTAGAAACTACCAGAAAAGAGTTGCGTGGTTGAACAATCACTTGCAAAATGAATCTTGTGTTCATTGTGGAGAGAGTGAAACTGTATGTTTAAAACTATATCCACATGACGTAGAGATTCGTAAACAAGCAAAACGAGTTGGTCAAAATGACGAGAGTAGAAAAGAAGTTCACAAACTAATGAATAGTTGTAAAGTGGTTTGCTCTAATTGTTGGATAAAACTTGACAACGATTTGATTGAATTTCTTTAATTATCTCTTCCCTCTGTTCATCTGTATACTTTGTCCACTCTGATATTTGTTCAGACGTTCTCCCACATCCTATACAAATACTATCTATAAGTTTACAGATTTTGACACAAGGACTTTTCATTACCAATTAGAATCATATTTTCTTACCACTGGACTCCACCTAGTTCCATACTCATCTACTGCTTGTCCTATGTTTTCATCCTCTAATCCATTTATCACAAATCCAAATGGAGCCATGTCTTGTTCTAATTGGTCTTGTTGTTCTTTGTACATTTGTTGTCTGATATCATTGTCAGTTAGTTCTTTAAAATAAGTCTGGTCTGTAGTCCAACCAAATATAAAAAGACAGGCAACCATGTCATCGTTACAACCATCGTCAGCCTCAAAGGAAGAACCCTTTACAATAAATGTTGACAGTTCGTTTATTGTATCAAAGTCCTCTATGATAAGTTTATTATCCTCGACAAGTTGTTTTAGATTTGAACAACCTATCTTCTTTACTGCCTTTGTTGTTCTCACACCCAACTGAGCTCTACCACCAGAGAAACCACCACCAAGTATTTGTCCAGCACGACCCCTCATGGATGCCATAATCAGATTATCATATTCTAAATCGTATTGAAGTGCAGTTGCAACCTGTTCTCCAATATCATTTACTTCTACTAAAACAAATGCCTGATTATATGCTCTTGCGACATCGTAGATTTTACTTGGAAAGATAAGTGGTTTAATCTCGTTATCTCTGAACTTTGCAACGATGCGATACGGAACTGTTGTTACATCAAAAACTATAAACGCAGAGTAGTCATTTTTTGTTCCTCGTGAAACATCAGCAGTTAGAAGATATGTTAAACCCTCTTGCGGTTTTTCATACACATCTAAACCAGCATTAGATTGTATCGGTGTCTTATACGCAAGTGTTCTTAGTTTTTGTGGGTTTATGAGTGTATCAATAGAACCCAAGAACTCACACTCAAATTCTGTGTTGAACTGTTGCTCACTTGTATTTGCAATAGTTTCTTTTTTCCATTTATCATCACGGCCTGGGACTTCACTCCAATGCACCTCTATCGGAATGTATCCGTTCCTTTCTTCTTCTGCGTCTGTCCACAACTTGTAAAACATATTCATACCATGTGGTGTAGAAACGATTATAACTTTTGTAGACTTACCAGACGATATCGTAGGATACACAGAACTAAAAAACTGTTCTGCAACATTTGATGGTACATATGCAAACTCATCCAAGAATATGATGTTGTAACTTCCCCCCCTCACAGCACTCGCAGAGGTCGAGGAAGCAAGTATTTTAGACCCATTCTCCAGTTCCAGTGAACCTTTATTCCATGACATAACTCCTTGTTGCAACCACTTTGGTAGATGTTCATATGCAAGTTGCAGTCTACCTAACAGATCTCGTGCAGTCGCAGCCTTGTTTGCAAGGATAGCAATATTAACACTAGGATTAAACAACGCATAGTGTAACAGATAAGATATCATAGTTGTAGACTTACCAGACTGTCTTGGTAGTTTACAGATTGTAAAACGATTGTTGTGAAATGTACCAACCATCTCTTTTTGGAAGTTGTACATTTTAAAAGGGACTAATCCCTCATCAAGAGAAACAATCTTTACATAGGTCTGTATGAAATAAAGTGGGTCATCCATACATCTCTTGTACTCAAGAAGTTCTTTCTTAGTCCACTCTTGTTGTACGTTTGCTCTTTTTAGATTTGGATTACCTAGATAGGTAGGTTCATTCATCAGTTTTACCTTTTAACATTTTTTGCAGTTCAGCAGTTGAACCTACAAACAATGCGTTGGTAACATTCTTTGGTGCAGAGTTTGGAACTTCTTTTAGTTTCCTCATCTTCTCTTGTAAGTCACCAAGTTTTTCTGTTACCTCTGCGACCTGTTTGATTAGATTACCAGCAACCTCGTAAGTTCGTGGGTGTTCAGATTCTTTTGCAAGTTCAAGAATACCCTCTATCGCATCTTGTCCTCTTTCTACGAGATTGTAAAAGTTTTCTCTCTGATACTTATAATCATTATCTATATCATCTTCA